AAACGTGTTCTCTTGTATGAATCAAATGCTTGTTCGTCTATCTCTGTGCGACCAGTTTGAATCAACTCATCAGATAATACGAACTGTTTCAGTTTCAATGCATAAACATAAACATTGCCACCACGTCCACGACCTAATGTGTAGAACATTGCTTGGTCATTTTCATGTTCAACAAAAGTTATTTCAAAAAAGTTTTGCATCAATGGAATGTAAATTAAATCACCTTCCATTGGGCGGTTTGGTCCAGTGTTAATAACTAAGTCACCAAGTCTAGGTATACTATAGTTTGTGGCACCAGAGGCATATTTAAATCTACGGCGAGAAATCAGTAGTGTTATTTCATCTCGAATCTCAAGACCAAACTTAGAAATAAAGTCTTGTTCACCATCCATGCCTGTAACATTTTCCAAGTAGACTTCAATTGGAAATGCAACTGTATATTGTTTTAGTGGGTCTTCACCATACAAAGGGTCTGCACCATTCGGGTCTGCACTAGATCGTGGTAGATAAAACACGTCCATACCATACTGTTGCATGGCCTCAATTACCAAGTCTTCAACTAGTAGTTGTTCTTGAGTAATTCCTGTTGGAAATGGTTGAAAGTAAAAATTTGTAGGCATTCATCAACCAGTCAAAATTTCTGGAGGTAGTACGTTGTAGGCTTGCATCTCAGTTTCAATCTTATCGATTTCGACTTGTGCTTCAGCCATAATTCGAGGACCATCTAACGTAACTCCACCTGGCATCTGAACACCAGCAAATTTTGACAGGTTGGTACCCCACTGGTATTTAATCAAAGCCGTGGCATACTGTTTTAAAAATCTATCATCCCAAACATCAGATACACCAGTCTTTGTGGCTGTTGCAGTGGTTACACTTGTTGCTAAGTTTGTGGTTAGATATGCTTGTGTTGGTGAAATGATACGATTAACTTGTGCATCTTGTCCACTAATTGTAATGATATCACCTTCAATAATTTGTTGGTCAAATGTTGTACCAGTACCTGTGATTAGGTTTGATGTGTTTGTTGCCGTTACTGTACCAGTTAACGTTATAGTATCAGGCACTAACTTACGATAACATTCAATAACCACATATTCACCTAAAGTTGCATCACGTGACCAATCAATGTCTAAGAAGATTTTGTTTTGGTGACGATTGAATCGGTGCTGTGGGTAACCAGAGAACAACATGTTTAATGTTGTGATATGTTGCATTGTGATTTCATATGACACATAAGATACCGATGTGAAGTCATACAAATCATGTAGACGCAATTGGTAACGAAGGTCAAACATATTGATTGATGAATTAGAATCATCAAACGGAAATATTTTAGTTACAAAGATAACTGGATCAGGACAGTAAATGAATTTGCGGTCAATATCGTCTTGTGTAATTCTGTGCTTCATGTAAATCTTTTCAACACCATCAAAATGATAGTCGTGAAAAAACTGTAGTGCATCATCAATTCGGTCGTCAACTTGGTCATCATCCACGTTAATTTGAATAACGGGAAACCCTAGTCTACGAAGACAATAATCTTTAAATTCGGTTCTTGTTACTGGTGCAGCCATTTTTTACTCTTTTATACATTACCGGTGTTTGTTGATGGGAATGAACGACCTGAACCCCATATAATTCTGACTGCTCCATCAGCACCGAAAGATCCTCGTCTTCCACCACCGTTAGTGGAACCGCCGCCGCCACCACCATAAGCACCACCGGCACCGCCAGCATTCCCATCATTATTGTAAATTCCGCCGCTGGATTGGCCAGTGGCGCCGCCTGATCCGCCAAATCCGCCGCCACCTTGTGGCGATCTTGCTGTTGCACTGGCACCTTCACCCAATATACCTGTGCCACCTCCACCTCCACCAGCATTACCAGTTGTACCACCGCCTGCGCCACCACCATAACCTCCGCCAGCTGTACTGTTGGCCTCATATCCTGCTGCCCCGTAACCGCCGCCACCTGAATATCCACCAGCACCACCGCCACCGCCAGGATAATAACCGTACTGTGGTGCGTCTCCGCCATTACCACCGTTGCCGCCGCCATCGCCAGTATAACCACCACCGCTGCCACCAGAGGCTCCACCACCACCACCATTGAACTGTCCGCCGCCGCCGCCATTACCAGCAACTGTACCGCCAGATATAAAGTAACTTTGGTTTCCCTGGCCTTCATTGCCGTAAGAACCAACTACAACAGTATAAGAAGATCCTGGTGTTACTGATATATTATTTTTCCAACCAAGTCCACCTCCACCACCGCCGGCCGAGTCGTAATTAGAGTTCACACCGCTTGCGCCACCTCCGCTACCTATTGCAACTGCAGACACCGAAGTAACTCCAGCTGGTGCAGTCCACGAATATGTTCCAGCAGTAGTGTATGCTGTTTGACCTTGAACTACTGTTATACTTGTATCATTGATTGTCAAGTTTGATGTTGTAGCTAATATTGTTCCAGAGGTAGAACCAGACCGGATAGAAACTGTAAATGTCTCAGCACCTTCAGTTGAAGAATCTGCAGTTGGCGTTACTGTGAAAGAACCAGCATTTGATGTGATGCTGAAAGAACCAGAAGATGTAGAAAAGTCGCCGGCATTTGAGTCTATAGACCAATAGTATGTTCCATTGGTTATATTTGCACCAGAAACATTAAGTGTTAAAGATGAACCTTCATTAATATTATTAGCTGCAGCAGTTAATGTATATGTTGGAGGTGGTGGAGCCACAGTGGTTGGCCACAAACCATCTGCTCGTAGGTCATTCATTTTACGTAATGTAAAAATATCGTTTAAAAGACTCATTTGTTTTGCTCTGTTGTTTTGTTATTGATTAATCAAATCACATTTTTTATATCTGTGTGGCCAAAAATTCTTCTAGTTTTTTCTTTTGATTATCATATTCTGTTTTTTCTTCTTCCGTCATTTCTCGCACTGACCAAACATCCATGCAAACACCATCTACTATTGTATAAACAGGCGTATCATCTAAAACAATTTGGTAACTACTAGGTTTAGGACGCTCAACACGGGTGAACGGTATCCAATTGGATGGTACTGAACCAAAAGATTGAATTAAATTACTTTCATACGCAGGATGGTTTTTTATTAAACCGTTTTCAGTTTCAATATAAAGTTGTTCTTGCATTTTGTTCTCCTTTTTTATTGATCTGTGGTAAGTGTAGATGGGAATGAACGACCGGTGCCCCATATAATTCTGACTGCTCCATTTGCGCCGGCGCCAGTTGTCCCACCGTAAGTGCCACCGCCGCCACCGCCGTAGCCGCCGCCTGAATTATTTACTGTATAATAATTTGGCGGAGAATATGTAGTTCCAGTACCGTTGGTTCCTCCGCTACCAGCATTGCCTCCATACACTGTTCCACTCGACTGCCCATTTACTGGAGTAGATGTTCCTGATCCAGATGCCCCTTGTCCTAGAATGCCCACTCCGCCGCCACCGGCTGCAGAATTAGGATACCCGCCGCCGACTCGAACGCCGGAACTGCCACCACCTGCTCCGCCACCACTTGGTGCTGCTTGACCCGATTCTACTCCTGCTACATAAGTTCCATTTCCTCCTCGGCCACCATCGCCAGCATATCCGGCGGCACCACCACCACCGCCACCTACTCCAGTGCCTTCGCCTCTGCCGCCGCCGCCGCCGGAACCACCACCATCCCCTGTGTAGGATCCGCCTGCAGTAGTTGCAGTTTCACCGGTACTGGTGAAAGACGAGCCACCTGCACCGCCTGCGCCACGAACCGTACCCGAATTAATGAAATAACTTTCACCACCCCCATTACCATTTGCTGGGCCAGTAATTGAAGTTCCGCCTGTACCAACTACTACTGTATAACCTGTTCCTGGTGTTACTGATATATTATTTTTCCAACCTAATCCACCGCCACCGCCACCGCCTCCTGCAACTTGAAACGAGGCGCCAGCGCCTGAACCTCCCGAACCACCAGCGCCAACAGCAACGACACTAACGGCAGTAACACCAGCTGGTGCTATCCAAGTATAAGTTCCTACTGATGTGTATGCTGCTTGACCAATAACTGCAGTTATACTTGTATCGTTAATTGTTAAGTTTGATGTTGTAGCCAATATGGTACCAGAAGTAGAACCAGACCTAATTGATACTGTGAATGTTTCAGCACCTTCAGTTGAAGAATCGGCCGTTGGTGTTACTGTAAATGAACCAGCATTTGATGTTATGGTGAATGAACCAGAAGATGTTCCAAAATCACCAGCGTTTGAATCAATAGACCAATAGTATGTTCCATTAACAATATTTGAACCAGAAACATTAATTGTTAGTGCCGATCCTTCGTTAATATTATTAGCTGCAGGAGTTAATGTATATGATGGTGTCAAACTTGTATCGTTAATTGTTAAGTTTGATGTTGTCGCTAATATTGTTCCAGAAGTAGAACCTGATCTAATTGATACTGTAAATGTTTCAGCACCTTCTGTTGTTAAGTCAGCCGTTGGTGTTACTGTAAATGAACCAGCATTTGATGTAATCGTGAATGAACCGGAAGATGTTCCAAAATCACCAGCGTTTGAATCAATAGTCCAGTAATATGTTCCATTAGTAATACCATCACCTGTTACGTTAAGTGTTAAGGCTGAACCCTCATTTATGTTGTTTGCTGCTGGAGTTAATGCATATGAAAGTACCGCAGTTGGCCACAACCCAGCAAGTCTTCTGCTTCGGTGTTCGTAACCCCAAAGAGGGCCTGTAATATTTGTTTCTGCCATTGTTTATTATACCGTTGTAGTTGAAGAAGTTGCAGTATGGTCACTTACAGTAAACGTAACCGATCCAACAGTTAATCCACCTGTGATAAGTGTATGTGAAGGATTGCTACCAATACTAAGAGAAACCGCTTGGGTTGGAAAATCAGCACTGCCATAAACAATAGATCGGCCACCAACTGTATATGTACCTGTTTTTGTACCATCCGTAGGCAACTTATAAACAATAGAATCTTGATCGGTAGTATTAGTTGCAGATCCTGCACCATAAAAATCACCAGTATTATCTAAATCTAATACTGTTCTGAAATCACTATCGGTTGTATTAACTTTATTAACAACTCTTTGCCATTGGAGTGTGCCACTTGAATCGTGTTTCATTATGACTGACCGATTGTCACTCCCAGAAGGATAATACGAACCAGTATAAGAATTGCCTGTGTTATCAGTAACAGTAGCTGATCCAAATGAGCCAGCAGCATCGTAAATTTTTCCCCAAACTACAGATGATCCACTCGAATTTACTTTGGCTGTATATACTGAATAATATGAACCGTAATGACCACCAGTGATATATATGTTATTACTACTATCTAATGATATACCTTGGCCAAGCACATAACCACTGCTGGAAGATATACCAGCTTGCCACACTGAACTGCCAGCTGAATTAATTTTTACAATATAATGTTGGTTAACAGTGGAACTGCCACCACCAGAAGTGGAATATCCAGACATTAAAACATTATCTGAAGAATCTATAACCAAATCAGAGCCAGTACTTGTGCGAGCATCAAAATTTATTGACCATTGACCTGTTCCACTCGAATCAAGTTTAAGTAAATATGCAATTTGACCACTGTTTATTGGAAATCCTTGAGAAGTACCTATAATATAAGCATTTCCTGTACTATCAACAGCTATTCCATTTGCCTGCAAGTTTTCAGCACTAGATGCTGCATAAAAACGTTTTTGGTATAAAATTGATCCAGTAGAATCTGTTTTAATTACAAATCCAGAGTAGTATCCACCAAGAACATAACCACCAGTCATATAAACATTATTGGAACTATCAATAAACAATGAACCTCCAGAAAAGCCAAAAGATGTGCTTGAAGAAGAATTTGTATATTTTTTTTGAAATTGTATAGTACCAGCTGAATTATATTTTACTAAAACTATATCAGTAGAATTTAAAAGGCTAAGACAATAAACGTTTCCAGAAGAGTCTACTTTTACAGAACCATAAAATTCATTAGTGCTAGTTGTTGATAAAGTTGAAATCCATTGTGTATTTGGTAAAGCTGCACTAGTAAAAATAGTTGGCCACAACCCACTAGCTCTCTGATTATAGTGATTTTGAGTTGTTAATATTCCACTAATTGCCATAATGATTCTCTTATGTTGTACGTTTAGCTGAAGCGAACACCGACACTACGTTGGCGTATGATGAATATATATCTAGTTTATCACCAGAGTACAAATATTTTGGTGCCTCACATAACTCGATTGTGGAGTTCGCAGGTAAAATAATGTCTTTGGCAATGTAACCTTGTATCGTATTGCTTGAGTTTGTCCAGATAATACTGATTGCGTGGTTACCAAATGCAGTATCTTGATTAACAATTTTGATACTCTCAATAACTG